TGAAACGAAAGGAGGTACAAAGTGACTGGACCAAGTAAATATAAGGATTATCCTGTATTATTTAATCCACCAGGAGATCCATCTGTCGAGGAGGAATTCTTCGTTCATACACCAGAGGGTGCAGTGCCTGTGTCGGACTACGACTGGCCTGGTGAGGAGCCTGCTCCTGATCAAGGGAATGGCGTTCCTTCAAATATTGAGGAAGATCTCACTCGAGCCAGAGTAAAGGCAATCGTTCCTAGTTCCGAAGATGAGAAGCCTAATGTACAGACTATGGTACCTGAGACAGTTTCCGAAACTATAAATGAGGGCATTTCCATTTTACAAGAGAATCTTGATGATACTACTCCTGAGGGAAGATTGGCTCGTCAAATGAATCCTGTAAATGTGGACAACGTATGGCAATGGGTGGCTAATTCAATTCCCATTGGTGCACGTGCCCTACTTAATGCGAGTGGAAATATCGTCAGATTAGCTATTAAATCGGCTGAGGAGAAGAAAGCTGCACCATTAGAAGAGGTCATACTTCAACTTCTTCCAGAAGAGGATATTGAAACCGTTAAGCAAGGGGCTGTTATGGTACTTAATGCTTTGGATACCATGGGGAGGGGAATTGTCCCTGGGGCTAAGTCCTATGAGTATTCTAAGTGGGATGTCAATACTAAGCTTCGAGAGTGGAATAGAAACCAATCTGTTAAGAATCTTTCCGATACTATAATTTCTGCTGAGCACAGAGGTGTTGAAGCCGCAGGATTTGTGGCCTTATTGACCTTAGGTAAGGAAGCGTATACTACAATTCGAAATTCTCTTCCTTTCGTAGTTGTTGGGCATAAAGTGGAGAGCGCTGAGCAGGCAATTACCAAGGCTATAAGGGATGACGTATCTATTCAGCAGGTTGTTCAGAATCAAGGGAATGGTAATGGCGGCCGTACAGTGGAGGAGGTAGTCTCTGTAGTTGAGGAAACTCAACCTAGTGTAATTTATCGGACTATTTATCCAAACACTAATCTTCCGGTTGCTGTTCCCGAGGACCATGAGCCTATACCTATTGATTATGATGCACAACGTGCTGCAGCGGAGGCAGCCGAAAGAGCTAGAAAAGCAGGAATTGTAATTGGTGGCGGGAGTGAATTAGTACGCCGGGCTACCTATCCATCATTATTTAGTGAAATTTCTCCTCCTGATAAAGCTAGTGGTGGTGGTGGATCTGGAAGACCTATGGCAGGACCAGATGTGCCTGGATACTGTAAGTTAGAGGTTTCCCGTAAATTGGGAGATCCTAGTTATCAGATACCTGAGGAATGTATGCCTTTATATGAATTCGAAATAAAGAAAGAATCGAGTAGTTCTACTCCGGAACGAAAGAAGCGAGGGAAAGTGGCCAATGGTAGAATGGATCCGTCGCGAGTTTCCAGAACTGTCCGCCGACAGTCTGGAACGACTTGATTCATCGATCAGAAATACGCTTAGACCCTATAACATTGATATACGAACGCCTTTCTATAATGAGGGTCCTAGGGATACTATTATAGCGAGGATGGAAGATGCTATTGGGCCTAGTGGATATCCAGAAATGGATAAGATTGATACTAATGAGAAGGCGGGTGTCGGAACCCAATCTATTTATCCTGGTTGGGAGGCACGAATACCTGATGTAGAGGCATACCAGACACAAGAGTGGCATCCTGATTCAGATGCTCTCGCGTTTGCCTCTAATAAGTTGTATTCTCTCATTAGTAGAAATTCTGTTCGTCCGTGGTCTCTAAGTAATGCATTTAAAGCCCTTCCTACAGGTACTTTACTAGGCATGCCAGTTATGTCTAGTGAGGATAGGTTTCGTAGCCTGTATTATGATCGAGCTGCTAAATTGCGTAAACCTGAGGATGTATATCCAGCCGTGCTTGGTAGGCGTATTCAAGCTAACGGGACTAACAGTCCTAAGATTCGTGTTGTATTTATGGTTGATCATAGTATTATTATACTTGAATTAACCATTATGCATCCTATCTTGGATGTTTTGAAGAAGTTAAACGGGTTCGCAGCTTGGGTGCATCAGGATAATGTGGATGAGGGAATCACTCGTCTATTGCGATGCGCTGAGTCGCATGGAGTTACAGTTTATTCCTCAGATTATTCCAAATTTGATAGCTCAGTACCGCGAGGTATGTTAGAGGTTGTCTTTGGAGCTCTAGACCACTGGATCCCAGGTCGCTCAAATGAAATAGAGCTGATGCTGGATGTATTCTGTACCATGGGACTAATTTGTCCTGACCGCGTATGGTATGGAAGAAATGGTGGCGTGCCGAGTGGGTCCGGACTCACTAATTTAGTTGATACTCTTTGTAATTTGCTCGCAGGATATTACTGCGCATTTAGAATGGGTGTCGAATTACTAGACTTTGAAGTTATGGGTGACGACTCAGTCTTTGTATTTTCTGAGTCTGTTGATCCCGGAGAGATTAGCGCAAATATGGCAGAATTAGGGCTTGAAATGAATCCCGATAAGCAGTTTATTAGTCATAACAGTGCACATTTTCTTCAGCGCTGGCATTCTCTTGATTATCAGTTACAAGGGGTATGTAGAGGGGTTCACTCACCTTATCGATCCCTGACTGGAGCAACTGGTCAAGAGTATTGGTGGAGGAAGCTTAGTAAGAAGCAGATCCGCTATATGCATACTGCAAGATGGGCAATGATGTACGAGGAGTGCCGTTGGGATCCGCGCTTTGACCCGAGCATTGTGAAGTTTGTGGTTGGGGGCGATATGATAATGTCTAGTGGAATTAGTCTGGAAGAAGTTTTCCACCGAGCAGGCGGTGCAGAGGTGATCACTCATGTAACGCATAGAGTATCGTATCCATTCAACATCCAAGACCCTGAAGCTGTAAAGAAATTTCACTTTACAAGGGTCTATGATGGTCTTCGCGGAG